CACCTCCTAGTGATTTGTTCATTTGAATAGATCGGCTGTTTTGAGGAAACTACCGCCCCATAGGGATTTTTCAACCATTTCAGGCTGAGACTGCAAGATATCGCCGATATCTCCAGACTTTCGGAATGCGGTGTCTGCTTCCACAGCGTCTACTCGTTTTCCAAATTCGTTAAATTCATTTGATACTGCTGCAATATCTTTTGCAACTGCTGCAAATGAATCTTTTGCTGTATCAACATCGACCTTTGAAGACTTAAGAAGTTCTACTTCTGCCTGCAAAGACTTTACTGTTGACACTAGATCGCTAAAGGCTGATTCTAGAGTATTTTTCATTTCAGTAACTGCGTCTGCAATTACCTCTTCTGACTTAGATACTTCTACAACTGCTTCTGTTACTGTTTCAACTGCTTCAGCATCTTCTGCTTTAGCAATCTCTTCTGCTACAACTTCTTCTGCCTTGACAACATCTGTTGTCTCAACCTCTTCTGCCTTAGCAACTTCTTCAATAACTTCTGCAACTGATGCATCTGCCTCTGGAGCGACCACAACATCTTCAATTACTTCTGTCTTTTCAACTTGTGTTTTTGATTTTGTCATAGGTTGTACCTCCTTGTTAATCTTAGAAGTATTAATGCCTTTAGCACTATCAACTAAGAATTTTATCATGTCTGTCTTTTCATTATCCGTTTTTTCAACGAAACCTATATTTGCCATTTGTTCACCAGTAGTTGGGCTTAACTCTGATTCATTTTCTGAAACCATAACAATGCCTGATTCCTTATCATAAAAAACATTTTCTAAAACTGTTTCATCAGCCTTGATAACATCTACGCCATCAACCTTTTCAACAGATACAATATTTGCAAATTGATTTGCTGGGGAATCTACAAGACTCAACTCAACTAAATCATACTGCTTAATAATTCTAATTGCCTTGTCTGACTTTTCGTCAAACCCATCGTCCCACTTGTTCATTCTTCCACCAATTGAAAAACCAGTTAGGGTTCCGTCTAGAACCTTTTCCCAAGTATCTTGTGCACCCTTTGAGACATATGCTGATACAAATACTCCGTTATAAAACTTCTTTGAGTCTGGATCAAAATACTTATCTGCTTTGAATGATACCATCTTGCCTACTGCTAGTGGCTGATGCATTTCTCTAATGTTCCCTCGGAATTTTGCAAATGCATCCATCGATGCTTCTGCAGTTACGATATCATCTTGCTTATCAATATTGTCTAAAGATGCAAATCCAGAAACGATTCGACGCTCCTTGTCCACTTTAGTAAGTGGCATAGAAAGACGTAAATTTTCCCCATCTGAGTTCCAATGGGCCTTGGATATATTGCTCACCATTATATTATAAACCCCTTTTTGTACATATATCACAATGTGGACATATTGGACATTAAGGAGTTTTTCTTCCCTCTCCCTTTGGGGCTCTTCCAGCAACTGTTGAACTGCTGTCGGAATTATTATTTGTTCTTTCAGAATCTCTTGCTCTTGTTGTAGTTGCCTCTGCTGCTGCCTCTGGCTTAAGGTCTAGGACCTCATCACCACCATCTCTTTGTGGCATATCTAAAACAACTCTTGCCTCGTTAGGAGTCATGATCTGATTCTTAACATAACGCTCAAGAATTTGAGACTGAGCAATTTCATCTGTAAGTGTTAGTTCGTTAAACGCAAATTCAATGATGTCTGTTTTTTCACGAATAATCTTGTTGATCATTTTTTCAAGTTGTCTTTGTGCTGGTCTTGCAACCTGCTCCTTAAAGGTACGATCCTGTGCAAGTGCTGCTGCTATAGATCCAGAATCGCCACCCCCAAGTTTAGACAGTGGCACCTGATGTGCTACTAGGATATCATCACGGTTTTGTTTACGATACTCTTTAAATGAGCCGTCCTGTATACCGTCTTCGATAGGTTCCATTTTAAATTCAACTTTGTTGTTTTCGCTATCACCTGGAAGTGGAATATATAGCGTTCTGTGCGATTGCCCCCTGAGACTTGTCTGCAAGAATCTAAACATCTTGTCTTCTGCATCTCCAGAAAGTTTCGCACCCTTCAACGTTACAACATAACGTGGTACTGCCTTGTTTGCAAAATAATCAATATTGTATTGTGAGGCTAATGAGTCTCCATGTAATGAGTTGATAGCCGACATAATGTCTGGCACTCCATAGAATGTATTGAGAGGTGAGTATTGCTTAAAGTGAATGATCTCGTTTGGTCTAGCATCTGTTGTTAATGGGTTTTGGTTTTTTGCTCCAAAGTTACGGAAGTATACGATCTTGTTTCCAATGATCTGTACATATCCATCCTTGATTCTTCGTACTCGCATTGTTGTTGCTGGTATATGTCCAACGTATCCAATTTCTCCACGAGTTGTTCTTCCAATTTCTAAGTAGCCATTTCCTGTTGACTGTAGGTCTGTGTAAACCTTTTCCATTGTTGCCGTAAATGAGTCGTCATCATTAAGTGACTCTAACCAGTCTCGTGCTTCAATCTTTGTTCTTTCAATTCTCTTTCGTGCCTTCTGTGTCGCACTGTTATCTTCTGATGATTCAAGTCTCATCATCGTTCTTTGAGAAACCTTAAATTCATATCCAAGCCCTACAATGTTTTCTACCTTAGCATCGATTGCTGCGTGGTTTGCAAATGAAGTGTCGTAGTAGTTTGCTAATTCGTATAGGTTCCATGGTGGTGTAATAACATCAAACATTCCGTATCCGTTTACATATACCAGCCCTGGGTTTATCTCTTTTGATTGTGCTCCATCAATACCGCTTTTTCCAGCAAGTGCTGCAGTTGTATATTGTGTTGTTGGCTCAACCATCTTTGATGTAGATCTGCTTATGCGTCTTTTAAAATTTGCCTCTAGCCCGTCAAGAGATTTTAATGAATCCCAGTTTCCATTAAATGGATCTGACTTTGAAAATGTGTCGTCTTTCTTTACTGCTTCATCAATTCTTGCACCAATTTCGTACTCATTGTCTTGCATAATTAATCCTCATCCCCATATTTAGCAATTGTATCTTTTGCTGCTTGAACAGCACCTAGGTCATTTAAAGAAGGTATTAGTCCAGCATTTAGTCGATCAACTTGTTCTGAGTATTCTTCTTCACTTACTCTTGTTAGCCCTGGAACAAATACACAGGTACCATCTCCTGGATCTCCGTAATGCATTGCAGTCTTTTTTAGTTCTGCCATTCTAGAGATATCGTTTTTATCTGACGGGATGTTGAGGACAGAACCGTTTCCATCTGTAAACCACTTGCCATTTGCCTTTTTATACACATAAAGACCCCAGTCGTAATTCTTTTCAATTACCTGACGTCTGACATTTTTTACAATTGGTTCACCAGTTTTTGGGTTTATTAAGGAATCCATAACCATAAGTATACCATATTAAACTGGATCGACAACATACTTTGCCCAATTGACGTTAGTATATACAGAATATGCATAATTTTTTAACGTTACTGGTGTGTCATCACCAACAACTATCTTGTTGGTTCCTGTATAACTCTTATAAACTTCTACTGGATTAACTCCATAATAACTAGTTTCTGCTAAAACAAGAACCTTATTCCAGTTAAAAGATGGAGAATCCCAAAATTCCCAGTCTAGGCCTTCGTTGTTTAAAACCTTAACTCTAAACCATGGTCTTTCTGAAATGTTCTGAACCTCTTGTAGATTTGTTGACTGATAGTATGAAATACTGTTGAATAGCAGTGGTCCAGTTAATCTTATGGCTCCTTCGAAAGATGAGAATATTAGGCTGTCAGCAAAACTTATACCAAGGAATCCCCACTCCTGTAGAGTTAGAACTGGTTCTTTTACAATCTTGCCATTCCAATAGAAACCTATACCATTCTGAACTAGTCCAGTCTTTGCATCTATTGCATAAATCTTTGCTCTTCTTCCGCTTGGATCACTTGCAACCATGTAGAACTTTAGGTATGCCGTTTTACTTTCTATTTCAAATATTTGTGTAGGTGCGTATGGAAAATAGTCTCCGTCAAATCTAACTGCCATCTGCATTGCAATTGCCTTAAACTCATCTGCTCTACTAGTGTTAATTGGAATTAAAAGACCTCTGTTGACTAACGGGTCATATTTTCCTTTAACCTGAATTCCACTTGTCTTAGTAAGGTATAGGTATGAAGATGATCCGCTATAGATTGAAAATGGATTTTGTTTTTTAAAATCATAGTATATTCCTGTTTTTGTGTAAGGGTAAATAGGAGTTCCAAACCTTGTTCCAATTGGACTTGCATCAGATTCATTTAATGCTTGTGAGGCATAAGAAAGTTTTTTAATAATAACATTTCCTATATCTGAATCTTTAATGTTCATATCAATGTGAGTCACAATAGAAAGATCATTAAAGTCTACTCCAGCAGGTGGATAGATAATCATGTTATCTACAACTTCGTACTTTGTTGTCATCCAATCTGAGCCAGGAACTAATATGCCACTTCTGGATGGTCTTTCTGTTTTTGTAAAATAAAACGGTGTTGCATTTGCACCTAACTCAGTGTATTGAAAAGTTACATAACTTTTGACAATTGCTCCATCTGTATCATATCGATAATCTTTTGCTATTTTATTTTTCAGATCTTCGTAATCATTATACCCAGTAAACAAATAATTATCTAGTGACTCATACGTTCTTTGAACTGGCAAACCGTACTCGTTTGCAAGTTCTGCATATGTCCAGTTAATTGGGTCAGTCTCTATCGCAATTGTTTTTGATGTTATTGGATAGTCAATATTAAACTGAATAAAGTCAAGATCAAAATACTGGTCTCCTCTTTTATCAACAACAGACTCAGCAAAATAAGTCAATGGAATCTGATCTTCCCAGTAGGCGTTTGCAGATACAGACAATTTATAGTTATCAAAAACCTTGGCTGGAACAAGCGTGTAACTTGCAACATGATCAATAAGTGCATCCTCTTCATCAATAAAAACCCCTCCACCAGAGATTGCACCAACCGCAGTTGAAGTTATTGCTCCAGAAGGTGACATTGATGTTGTGTCTATTCCACCATCTATATTTATTAATTGATTGTTTTGGTATACAGCAAATAGGTCTTCATTCCATACTGGCACACCTATTTCATTAAATAGTCCCCTGATTTTTTGAAAATTATACTTTGTGCAAAACCCAACCTTATATATTTTTCCAGTAAAGGTTGAGGTGTTGTCTTTTTTGCCACCTACGTAAAGTCTTAAGTCAGATAAGGATCCAAAGAAGTCTGAGGCTTGATCTCCAAACCTTTCAACAAATGCTGGAATATTTATTCCAACATCAACCAATTCTCCTGGCTCAGCAACTAATGGTGAATATAGTGTTCGTAAGGTTCCGTTGTAATTTATTAAATATGATATTTGATTGTTAACTAACTCTATTGAAAAATAACTGCTACTGTTTTCTTTTTCAATTCTAAATAAAGTTTGCGCTTGAGGAGACGATTGTGGCAACCTAAAGCATCCGTAGAAAGCGGATACAGAACTTTTTAAGAAATCAAAATTTTCAAATAGAATATGTCCAGACACTGCGTTCCAAGAATCGTTTGGTCTAAATGAGAAAAAGTTTACCGTGTCTGAAGATTGTGCAGTATTGCAATCTGAGAATAACTCTTCTTGTGTTTTTGAAGACAACAAGATTTGAGGAAGCGGATTTTTTGATACTGACAATCCCTTGCTCTGAACCAAAGTATTATCGTTAAATGCCTGTTGCCAAGAACCTATTTTTGGATACTGATAATTAGCAGAATAATTTGCAAAAGCATAATCAATAAATACAGATGTTCCACTATAAGAAGTATTTATGTTCTCTGGTATTTCAACACCCTGACCAAAAACAAACTTTCTCTTTGTAACTGCAGTTGGAACAACGTATGGATAAATTGCTACACAGTCTATGTCAATTGGAAACACGTCTTCGTGTGCATAAAATCCTATCCAGTCTTGATCTTTTCCATTTAAAGTAAGATCTGGAAAATCTAAAAGGTCAGGATCATAACTAAATGATATAACCTCTTGCCCATTAATAACAAGAGAGGCAGTATCTTTTCCAAGTCTTAGGTGAACAAGCATTGGCCTTGTCCATTCTCCAACATAATATGTTTGATACTCATTGCCTATCTTTAGTCCAATTGAAGGACCATCTACATATATCCCATCATCAGAGGCTATTGGACCAATTATTCTCTTTCTATCATTTGTGTATGAGTTAACCCTAAGCCAGGTCTCTAAAGTATACTGTTTAAACTTTCCAGAATCATTTAAAAATCCTAAGCCAGGAATTATTATTGATGGGTTAGAGCCATTGGGGTATAGTGCTGTCAAACTTGAAGTTCCATAAACAATTGGAATTCCTAAATTTTTTGCTTTAAGCATGTTATCAGAAATTAAATAATATCCGTCAAGTTCTTGCAGCCCATAACATCTTGCAACGGTAGCCTTTTGTGGAGCAATTGCAATTGTTGAAGGAATATCTATTGGTGTTACTCCAAGAGATGTGGAAGAAAACTCTTCTGACCACTGACCAAAAGATAGTCCATTAACCAAGAATACATCGTCTGTTTCTGAGCCTCCAATAAAGTTAATCTTAAAAACTAATTGTATTTTTGAATCATCTGGGGGCGTGTCAAATGTTTCTGATATAAAAACCCAATTGTTATTTATGATGGTGTCATAGTTTTTTAAATGTGTAACTATGTCTCCGCTAGTCGTATCTTCATATCTATATCCAATTTCAAAACCAGCAATATAGGCACTTTCAGAATAAAAATATCCTCCAACAGAGAATGTTTTTAAATAAGTATTTAGATCTTTTAGATTCATAATCTCACCGCTTACTGCAACAATAGATGCAGAATCACTCGATGTTGGTGTAGCAATGATTTTATGAACATAACTGTTGATAAATGGTTCATCTACTGACTGGGAGTATGTAGATACAGTTCCACCCGTTACCGTCCATTTTAGACTATTCGAAAGATCTCTTTGAGCCTCTGAAATTAAAGAAACATAGTCTGCTTTGTCATCTAATGCCCATAGACCAGTCGGATGCTCAGCAAAGACTTTTTCGGCATATAGGTTTGATGGAGTAGACATTATAGGTCTATTTTACCACAGAAGCCTACTTGTTTATTTTGATTTCACAATAATCTGTAGTGCAGTACATCTCTCCTTGAGCCTCAAGATTTTCTGCTCCATCATAAATAGCAGCAAAATCAATGTGCTTTAACTTACCAATATACGACTCATATTGCTCTTCAGTAATTTGAGTATATGGCTGCTGAGGATATGTGTGATTTCCCATTGGAAGGAATGATACTGCTTTTAGTTGTCCCTCATACATATGTAGTGCTGGAACAACATGCTTTGACTCTGTTTCTTTGTCAAATGAAAGTGTTACAGAAACACCATTGTCAGACCAATATTTCTGAGCAGTTGCAGCAAGTGCAATCTTCTCAAATAATGTTACATCTTTTTCAGATCTTGGATGACCTGACTTGATTGGGAAGTAAACTACTGATGTGTTTGCTGATACAACATCATCTTCAATTGTATACTCTGCTGCTTTGAACAAGTGCATCATTGGATCTGTGTTTCCAAATCGGACTGCACGAAGGAAGAAGTTTCCTCCAGGACCCCAGTGAACTCCAGGAGTTGCACCAGAAAGAATTGAAACTGATCCTGACGGCTTAACTGTTGTTACACGAATTGATTCACGAACACAAAGCCATTCTGAATACTGATGATCATAGTGACGAATCTTTTGATATCCTTCATCCATCCATTCACGAACAATTGGCAAGCCCTTTTGATCTGCAAAGGATGCAATACCTGTTAGTGATGTGCCAATACGACGGTTACGCTGCATGATACCGTTTGTTTGTGGCCAATGTGTTGGAACAAGTGTTACAGTCTTTCCATAAAGGTATGCAAACTTCAGGGTACGCAGGAAGTCCTCCTTAGATTCATGACGATTTAAGTGCACTTCTACAAGTGTACATAGTTCGTATGATTCCAATGGCTGCTCCGCACATGGGTTAAATCCCATCACACGATAATCCTTACCGTCTGGCGCATC